TTTGTTCTTGGCCACTAAGGCCACTCCAGATAAGACCACATCAGCCACAGCGTGTGTCGTTTTGGCCCAATCTATCTCTGGCAAACTCTCAGCTTCTTCATGCATGATCGACAGTAACGCAAGAATGCCGCTGATGTCTGTCAGTGAGGCTCTACTATAACTGACCGAGGCCACCGGGTCCACCACCAGGGGGCATTGGTCCAGGCATCGGTCCAGGTCCAGACATTGGTGCTGGTCCAGGCATCGGTCCAGGTCCAGGTCCGGCAGGCCCAACCCCACCTTGCTGTCCTTGGACGTTGCTCTGCACCAGCATTTCAAGTACTGGGATCAGCTCAGGAAACACCTTGGCAAAAACTATAGCGAGCTCCGGTGTGACTGAAGCATCAAGCAGTTGTATTTCTTCAGGAGAAAGTGTGCCCAAGCGGGCGTCAAGTTCCTGCATGAAATTCTCAGGCTGCGGAACTCCAGGCGCCATCTGAGGAGCAGCTGCCATATCCCTTGGTCCACCCGGACCCATGCTCGGAGGAGGACCCATTGGTTCGGCCATGGGATCAGGACCCGGCATCATCGGTGGCCCGCCGCCGATTTGATCAAGTGCTGGCATACAACTTTCTCCAATCTCGTTGGTATGGAATTAAGCAAGCAAGAGCGAAGCAGGTGCTCTCGGTAACGATCCGAATTGCTCGACCGTACAAATCTGGTTGGTTGGACAATCCCATCTGATACATGATTTCACGCCCACGGGCCAAGGCCAAGTGGCGCATGAGCTTGGTGACAAAGGGTGATTTCCTCATTGCGTTGACGCAGCTGGGGGCCCATAGGTGATATCCACGGACGACCAACGGATGCAGATTCTTGGTGTAGACAATGTCGGCACGAAGCATTTTGGTAGACATCAATCCTTGCCGGTTCAGCTCAGTGCAAATCACACGGCCTGCAAAATTTGCACCGACCATGCTGCCGATCACTGTGCCGATTGGTCCACCCAAACTTCCGATGGCGCCGCCGATACCAGCGCCTGCAGCCTTTTTGATATTCGGCTTGTTTCCGGTGAAAATGTCCATGATCAGCGAGGCACCGGCAGAGTACAGGCCGGAAACAGCTGGGGCGTGCCAGCCAGGAGTTACTGGAGTAGGGGCACCTGCAATTGCTGGTGCTGCGTTTGGGTATGCTTTTCCAGCAATATTATAACCACTGCCTGTAGCGGCAAGTGAAGGCGATATCGGAGGACCAACCGGGGGTATAGGTGCTGCAAGATTTCCTTGCGTAACGCTAGCAATATTTCCAGCTGCGCCGGATTGAGCTGCCGGAGTCAAACCATTAGGACCAACCGGAGCACCTATCTGACTGGTTGGAGAACTAGGAAACAGCTGAGATGCCGCGCCCTTCAGATCTTGCCACGACTTTGAAACAGCCCCTGTATGAGTGGACAAATCAAATGCAGGAGCGCCGCCTTTAATAGCCTCAACAGCATTAGCTCCGACATACTGGAGCGCACCACCAGCACCCATGGCCAGGGCGCTTTGGAACTCTCCTGGAACTTTTGGGCCAGCTACCTCTGGAGGCATCTGAAGGCCCCCTGCGTTGTATTTTTCGTATTCAAATTCAGGACCAGGCCCACGGGTGAAAAACTGGTATCCACCCGGCTGGTCAGTGTTTTGCGTTTGAGACAGGCCTCCGGTTTCGCCGTAGGTTAGCCATCTTGGATCACCAGGAGGGGGAATATCCAATACCGATTGAGGAGTGTAAAGCTGGTAGGTGCCGGCCATTATCCTAGCATCCCTTTGTTAACCATGTCATCGATCAAGGTTCCAAGAGTCTCCTTGGTCTCTGCTAATGTGTCACCAGTCACGTCCAAATCCCGGTTAGTCGTGCCGTTTGTTACAGTATACCCTGTTTCAGCTGGTTGTGACAACAGAAGGTGAATCTGCTCAAGCCTATCCACAAGCTGCTGAAACCATACATGGTCAAATTTTTCGGGAACAATCCCAAGAGGACCTAGTGCTGGACCGCTAACCATTATCGACCTCCATCCGGGCGCCAATCAGTACGTAATATACCAAGCTTAGCAAAACTTTCTGTCTCAGTGCTATCATACTTGAACCTGAGTTCTCGTCCACGGATCCTAGCAGATATTTTCTCTGTCGTTGATGTGATGGTATAAGTTTTGTTCGACTCCGTTGCATTTGGATACCGACGATAGTAAACTGTCAGAGTCACGTCGCCGGTTTGCTGGGAGATGTTCGTGATGAATTTATCGATCAGGAAAAATTTATCTCCAGCCTCTGGAACCTCAACGGTAGCAGACTCAATAGACCAATTTAGAGCTGATCCATCAGCACTTTTATCTTTTTCGTGGAAGTAAAAATTACCACTGGAGTCGTAAGCAATCGGATTGCTTTGCCAAGATTGAGAGTCTTTCCAGACATTTCGACCAAGTGTGCCAAACGTCCATTCACCAGTCGTAAAATCAAGGGCCACATACCTGTCAGGGTAATCAGATGAGCTAGCTGACGGGTAATGCCACCAGACCTCTGTAAAGTCATCGTTGGTGCCACCGTAGACCAAGTCGGCCATACCTAAATTTATGTCATTGAAAACATGGTCGCGCACAGGACAAGGGACAACCTTTACAGAGCCATCATAAAGATAGAAGTTTGTGTCTGCGAACCAAAACACCAGGCCGTTTTTATACACAGCAGCGCTGGGCCCTACTGGCGGCTGTTCGGTTGCCAGATGCCTGAATGTAAATGTGAATGGAGCCCCTGAAAAAATCATACCAAACAGAGCGTTATTTGTCCACAATAAAATTTGGTCTCTGGCCTGAACAGCTGCAACAACGGACTCTCCAATATGAACACGTTGACTGCCTGCTGTGTTTCCAGCAGCAGCTGTCCACGTTGTGTTGGCTTCTTGGTCAGTCCACCTGATGTTCAAAGGATCATTGTTGGCTCCGTCGTGTGCCCCAAAACTAACCAGATGCCGGTCAGGCACGGAGACTTTAACAAATTTATTTGTGGTAGGCGCGTTGGTAACTGCAGTGGCTCTGGTACCAACACCTACAGACGCATCCCAGGTGTAAATCAATCCATCACGGCGACAAGCAATAAGGTCTTCGCCCCAAAGATCAAATGACCAGAGTTGAGCAGCAAGTGTAACACTGGATGACGTCCTGGCCGTGCCCCAAGTGGTTCCTACCTCATTCCACGTACCAGCTCCCCAGCCGAAACCAGCAGTTGGGATAGGCACTCCAGTCGCCAGAAGATATTCAGCCTTTATAGACGCACCACCGCCTGTACCAGAACTCGATGCTGTGGTGGTGACGGTAATGACGTAATTGTCGGAATCTGTGATTGAGGTAATCTGGTGGGTCGCATTAATTTCTGTGTCTGGAATGCCGTTTGTAGTGGTGGCACTAGACAACACGACGTAGTCCCCGGCGGCTGCTCCATGCGAGGTGTCGTTTACCGTTATGGTTGCTTGACCCGATACAGTCGTCAGCGGGTCGCTGCCAAGAGGATCCTCAGTGCTTGCGATTGGGGTGATATCGTAAATGGTGCCATTTTTAACAATCGAGAGCCGTTGCTCAGTTCCAACCGCCATCAAGTCGTTACCAGACAGGTCTCTCCAAATGATAACGTCTGATGGAGAGCCTGTAGCATTATAATCAGACAATGCCTCCCAGCCACCAATAGGTTCAGGATCACCCTGCTCAAATCTGATCTTGTCACCGGTTTTCCAGACAGGACCTAGCGAGTAGTCAGATTTATCGGAGTTCAAACCTCCTGGTATGGGTAACTTAGAAAGTGGCATTATCTATACTCTGTATTGGTCTGTAGGTTGATCTTAAAACATTTAGGGGTAATGTGAACCAGTTCACCTCTCACATCAGGTGGAAGTTCGTGGACAAATCTTTTTGCTAACTCAACCGATGCTTCTAAACAAGTCCTCTGTTCTGTATAAGCCTTGCCGTCATTTACTGTTACGCAGCCAAAACTGCCGCACACCAGAGAAGCAATGACAAAAATTGTGTTCATAGTTCAAACAACTCTCGCTCCGCTACTCGACGCCTGACGAGTCCTGCTAAGATGCGGCCTCCAGCCAAACGCCATTTTGGAAACTCTGCTGCTGCTCCTTCAATATCTCCACGGTTTAATTTCTGCCTAAGTGTAGAAGACTGGGCATTCCCAGTGCCAACATTGTAAGCCCAAGACACAAGAGCACTAAACTGGTTTTCTCCAATAGGTTCGTCCACCAATACCATGACCGCTCTTTCAACCTTGTTCACTTCCATATAGAGAAGTGTCCTGGCCTCCTCTTCTGTAATGACTCGATGGTCCATAGAAACGTGTAAACCATCAAAGCCACGAGTGCTACCATAGCCCACAGTAGGAATACCAATGGGGTCACGATAAACCGATAGGCGAAGGCCTTCAAAGTGGCGTATGATGTCAAGGCCTTCCTCATTACACTTCATCTCAACCTTCGACTTTTCCTAGGGCACCAATTAATAGCTTTGCACATCTCACAGCCTCTACTTTCGCACACGTCCAAACTGTCTTCCACCGAACCAGAAAGATAAGATGGCTGCCCACATGGCCAAAACTTCCTCAGACCATATAGCGGGCAAGGCTTCAACCATGGAGCGGCCTTCTTGCAACAGGGCGACCAACGCTGCAACTTCCACAGCGACAAAAAGCAGCATAAACATGTAAGTGACCACTGGACGTACAGAACCGCGGAGGCCATCGATGAACGGAATTTTTGTATTTTTGTCATGTTTCCGCACCGATTCCATATCACGGATTTGAGCATCAGTTGCAACCATTTCGAGTTTTTGGTCGTGCAGCTTTTCTTGAAGAACCATCTGCTTGTCCATCATGGCAAGCTCATGGGCTTTGTCCTGCTTGTCCTGAAAATACTCCATGACCTTGGGCAAGAAGCTGGTACCAAAACCAAGCACAGATCCTAATAGGGTCAGCATATCAAGAACCTCCAACCGCAGCAGCGGCCAAAATTATAATCAACCAGAGAGGCATTTTCCTATATCCCTTTTAAGATATTCCAAATCCTTTATCATGTGTGCCTGTCCAATCCAGAAATCTTTCTGCTTCTCTGGACTCATCAGGGCGTCGTGCATAACAATCTTGGCTTCAATAACCTGCACCCGAGCGTGGAAGTCATCGATTCGGGTAAAAAGTGTCATGATGTGCTCATTGTTCTTTCTGCTTATTGACCCATTGTTTTTGACCAACTGCTCCAGCCGAATTGACCACGCCACCAAGGCCACAATGGGAATAATAATATACGACAGAAGTTTAAGGTCAGCTAAAAGGTTCTCCATTAAGTAATGCTCCAGCGAGCTTTTAAAGCATTATAGATTGTATCTAAATTAGCTTTTGAGGGGATCGTGCCTGACCATGCAGCTATTGCAGCCATCCGCTGCCCCGTGGTCAAGGTATTATTGAATGTTGTGGTGCCATCGGAACCCAAAGTTCCGACACCGAACTTTTGTGCAGTTCCTGCTGGCGAGGTGTAATTGGCGTCGAAGGTATTGGCGGCGCTAACCTGAGCATAGGCGCCATTTTCCCAAAAGAAGGAAACGCTTCCGCCATTCTCGTCTATGACTACTGCATGCATGACCCACTGCCCATCTGCCATGCCGCTATCAGAGTTCACCAGCAGTGCTTGACCCCCACCTTTTCTGACATGAAAGGTGTGGACATTCGATGCACCGGACAAATCATATTCAAAACCTACGTCAGTCCCCGTTCTGGTCCCGGAAAAATTGGCGTTGTTCCCAGATGTGTATTGAGACACCCCAAATATGGCGAACTTTGCGCCGTTCAGGTGGGCGTTAGCCATCCAGGTTTCATTGGCGCTGTCATAGTCGAACGCATCACCACCATCCCCTGTCCAATACTCATTCGCTGAGAGACCCCCAGCCGAGCCGTTGAAGGTGGGATCGCTCGCCTCGGCCCCGCTGGTAAGCCCGAGGTGAAAGTCTTGGCCATTACCGCTAAGATCGTCCCAGGTCTGCCCCGAACCTGAGTAAGATGCACTGTCCCCAGCATCCAAACAAAATTGAAGACCAGTGGTTAAGCTGTTCTCTGTAAGCACAGTCATTAAAGATGAATAACTAGCTCCACCAGCCCCAAACCCTGTATATTGACCGTAAAACATCAAGCGTCGTTTCCTGTGTCCGTGCTGAAGATGATGCGAATACCCATCAGGCGTGCATCTTCAGTCATATCATCATTGGTATCTGACACATCCCGGAATACTCTGAAATAGCAGAGCTGGTCAACAGCAGGAGAGCCCGCAATGGTAATGGCGGTGCTTTCGTCTGTGAGGTATAAATCCTCAGCGGTTGACTGACCAGCGTCATCAACCGTGACAGCTGTGCCATATGAGGCATCGATCGTATCCCCGTCACCAACAGCCACTCCTTGCAAACCCCACGTCACACCGTCTGTATCTGTAGCCGTTGTGGTCCAAACAGCCCGAAATGTGACCGTGCTTTCATCCCAACTCTTTGG